AACTTATTTAGATGCTAAAACGCAAGCTGAACTTCAACTTCTTGCTGTGGCTCGTCCTTATGTGGTAGTTGTTGACTATTACGGAAACAACTTCCTTTGTGGATTTGAAAATGGGATGGATTGCACTGGAGGCACTGTTGTAACAGGAGCAGCCGCTGGAGATTTATCTGGATTTACATTAACATTTGAAGGAATGGAAGAAACTGCACCTTATTTCTTAGATGCAGCAGTTACTCCAGATGTAACACAAATTGATCCAACTGCATAATAATAGTTTTTTTAATTGAAAATCAAGCACTCTATCTAGGGTGCTTTTTTTTTGCTTGATTGATTGTGCAAATTAGTCAAATAAATACGTTATATAAGTAATGATAATATTAACTACATCCCCTACCGCACAGGCGTTATCCGTTATTCCTAGAGAATACAGCGATGCATTTAGTGTGTCTATTCGTGATGATAGCACAAATATTATTAAATATTATAATATTATAAATGCTGTAACTTCAGGAAATTATCTTAACTTTAATCTAACATTTAATCCTCTATTAGTAGAAAATCATTTTTATGATTTAAGGTTATATATAGATTATAATTATTGGAATACAAATTATAGTTTTTGGAATATATCTGAGCAAATATGGAATATAGAAACTGAAGAAGTGGACGATATATTTAACGATAGAATATTTTGCACGGATCAAGATGTTGATCAATTAAATAAAAACGATCATTATGAATTAAATAAAGGTCAATATACGACTTATGATGGTTATGATAATACATATTTAGTAATATGAAAAATAGAAAAAGAAATACATTAGGACAATTTGCTAAAAATTCAAAAGTTTCAGAATTTGGATTTGTTAATTTAAGTACATATACAAGCCCCGAAATTAAAGAAGTAAACGGCAAGGACTGGATTGAATACGGAGCAGATAACAATTACTTTCAGTATCTTATTGATAGATATAATGGAAGCCCAACTAATAACGCTGCTGTCAATGGAATAAGCCAAGCCATTTACGGAAAAGGATTAAACGCAACTGATGGCAATAAAAAGCCTAACGAGTATGCTCAAATGATTTCTTTGTTTAAAAAAGATGTAGTTAGAAAATTATGTTATGATTTAAAATTGATGGGCCAATGTGCTATTCAAGTAATATATTCAAAAGATCGCAAAAGTATTGCTCAGCTTGAACATATGCCAATTGAAACTTTACGTGCTGAAAAATGTAATGACGATGGAGAGATTCCAGCATATTATTACTTTAAAGATTGGCCAAATATTAAAAGGAGTGATAATCCTTTAAGAATTCCTGCATTTGGAATGTCAAAAGAAAGTATTGAAATATATTATATTAAGCCTTATAAATCTGGTTTTTATTATTATTCACCTGTGGATTATCAAGGTGGGTTGCAATACGCTGAGCTTGAAGAGGAAATAAGTAATTATCATTTAAATAATATTCTTAATGGCTTAGCTCCAAGTATGTTAATTAACTTTAATAATGGAACCCCTAACCAGGAAGAAAGAGCCTTAATCGAACAAAAAATTGCACAAAAATTTTCAGGGTCTTCAAATGCAGGAAAATTTATTCTTGCTTTTAATGATAACAAAGATGCGCAGGCCGAAATTACTCCGGTTCAATTATCTGATGCTCATAATCAATATCAATTTTTATCGGATGAATCAACTAAAAAAATATTAGTTGCCCATCGTGTTGTTTCACCTATGCTTTTGGGAATTAAAGATTCAACGGGTTTAGGAAACAATGCTGATGAAATAAAAACAGCATCATTATTAATGGACAATACAGTTATAAGACCTTTTCAGGAGCTTTTAATTGATTCCTTTGATAATATACTAGCGTACAATAATATTGCTTTAAACTTATACTTTACAACCTTACAACCACTAGAATTTACTGAAGTTGATGCTTCAATCCAAGACAAGGAAGATATTGAAGAAGAAACGGGCGTTGAAATGAACGAACTAAGCTTAAAAAAAATTGATGGCGAAAATGTTTATGAAACAATAGAAGAGGCTGAAAAAGCAGCAATTGAAAAAAACTGTGAAGGTTATCACGAGCACAAAGAAGGTGATAAAGTCTGGTATATGCCTTGTAAAACACATAAAAAAGCACAGCTTTCTGAAAATGAAACAAATATTGTAATTGGCTCTTTAAAAGAAACTGGAATTAAAATGTCAAAAGATTGGGTTTTAGTTGATGAAATTGATGAGGATTCAGAATACAGTAATGAAGACTGGGCTAATTATTTAATAAAAGAAAAAAAATCAACTTTATTTAAAATTAAAAAAATAATTGGTTTAGATAAACAATTTGTTCCGTCAAAAAAAGACGGCAGTGCATATAGTGATTTAGATTCAAAAAACGGTTTATATAAAATTCGATATAAATATGCAAGGGGTATGTTTAAAAAAAATGATAAAGGAGAATATCCCAAGTCAAGAGATTTTTGTCAACAAATGATGGAATTAAGTGCAAGTGGTGTTGTATGGAGAATTGAAGATATTGACAGAGCTAGCTATCCTATAGGCGATGAACAAAAGGTAAATGCGGAATTTAGACATAAAGAAGATATTCCTTATAATATTTTCGAATTAAAAGGAGGAGTTTACTGTGCTCATAAATGGACCCGTGTACTTTATAGATTAGATTCAAATACAGAGGTTTCTGAAAATTTAGGCAATTATAAAAAAACAAAAACTATTCCTAAAAGTTATTTAAGAAATCCTCGAGGAAGTAAAAAAGCAGCAGTAGCGACCGGCAAGCAGCCAGGTAAAGGACAATGGAACCCCAAATAAAAAATTATGGCAACAGTATTATTTATAAATAGAACGGATCTTGTAAGAAACTCAATTATTGACGGAAACGTGAATACTGATAAATTTATTTTTTTTATAAAATTAGCACAAGAAATACATATTCAAAATTATATGGGAACCAAGTTGTATAATGCTTTAACAACTGCAATTCCAAATATTGATCAGCCAGCAAACGCTAGATGGAAAACATTGCTTGACGATTATATTGCCCCAATGTTAATATGGTTTGCACAAGTTGATTATATTCCATTTGCAAGTTATCAAATTCGCCAGGGAGGAATGTTTAAACATCGATCGGAAAATGCTGAAACGGTAAGTAAAGAAGAGGTTGATTATTTAACAGAAAAAGCTAGAACAAATGCTGAATGGTATTCAAGAAGATTTATAGATTTTATGTCATTTAATGAAACAACATATCCAGAATATACTAGCAACACTAATGATGATATATTTCCTAGTTATGATGCAACATTTAATGGATGGGTATTATGAGTTATAAACCAAAAGAAAAAAATATAATAAAATTAAGAGTCTTTTTAAAAAAGATACAAAATAATAAAACAAAAAAATTAAAGTATGGCAACTCTATTTAACACTAAAATTTCTGCAACTTACGAGGGTCTATTTAAGACAATCGATAATGCTGCAATAACTGCTTCTTTAAAAGAATTAACAGATGGTTCAGGAAACCAATCAGGTCTTTATGTAAATAATGCAGGAGATTTTAAAGTTTCTAACATATTAGAATGGGGTTCATTAAAAGACACAGGCACAGGGGTTACAATAACTCGTTATGTAACTTCTACTGATGGAATAGAAAACTTTGATAATAATACTTCGCTTCCTACAAGTGCTGCTGTAAAACTATATGTTGACACTAAATTTGCTACTTCAGATACTTTACAGGAAGTTTTATCTTTCGGAAATACAACAGGTGGAAATGACATTGTAGTAAGTGCAGGGGATGACATTACGTTTACTGATTCTAGTAAAGCAATATTCGGAGCAGGTAGTGATTTACAAATTTATCACGATAGTTCAAATATTTCATATATAAAACATAATGCTTCTTCAGATTTTAGAATACAAACTTCAAGTACAGGCTATATTAAATTAATGGCAGAATTAGAAAATATGGCTGTATTTATACCTAATAGTGCAGTAGAACTTTATTTTGATAATTCTAAAAAACTAGCTACTACTAATACAGGAGTAGATGTTACTGGCAATCTTGTGGTAAGTGGTAGTATCACAGGAGCAGGTGGTTCATTCTTACCACTTGCAGGGGGCACAATGACTGGAACTACAAATCACGGAGATGGTGTAAAAGTAAGATTTGGTGATAGTAATGACTTAGAAATTTATCATTCAGGTAGTGATTCATATATAAGAGATATAGGTCAAGGTGGGTTAAGAGTAACTGCAAGTTATTTTGAAGCACTTAATGCGGCTAATAATGAAACAATGATAAAAGCTAGTGAGGGTGCTAGTGTTCAATTATATTTTGATAATAACCAAAAACTAGAAACTACAAACACAGGAGTAGCAATTACAGGTGCTTTATCTACTACAACAAATGTATCAGTAGGAGCAAATGCAACTTTTGTAGATAATGGAAAGGCATTATTTGGCAGTTCTAACGACTTACAGATTTACCACGATGGTAGTCATTCAAAAATAGAAGATTTAGGCACAGGAGATTTAAAACTTATTACAAATGGTGCAAAAATAAATCTACAAAAAGGCAGTTCAGAAAATCT